TATGCTTGAGGCATCAGCATTGACAGGTTCAGGTAACAACCAAGGTGGTCGCACCGCTTATGACCCCGTGTTTGCCGCTTTGCGTTTGGCTAACCCCATGCGCGGTTTGTCACGCACCGTTGCTACTGATGGTTCTTCTTATCAATTCCGTGTCAAAACTGGTAATGCGGGTGCGGCATGGGGCTACACCATTCAAAACAACGGCGCAACTACAACTGAAGATACAACTATTTGGCAATTGGTTCTGCAAGACCTGAATGTTCAATTCCCAATCCGTACTGCCGCATTGGATGACATTGATGGTTTGGAAGCCAATGTTGTTGACGATATGTTGATGGAGTTTTCACAAAGTGAAGCCCTTTCAATGGTTCAAAACAACGACCAAGCGGCACAATCAGCAACTAACCCCTACGGCGGTACAAATGGCTTGCGCGGTTTAGACCAATACGCGGGTGCTAATAGCACATACGCGGGCGGTACTTGTACTACGGCGGCATTTGGTACTAGCGGCACGGGTTCTAATACTGGTTTGCATAGCCTTGCTACTTATGACCAACTTACCACTAACGCTAACACCGTTGGCGCAAACAACATTACTTATGTTGACGTAATCAATACTATCTATGCTTTGCCACAACAGTATTGGACACCATCAACCAAGTTTATGATTAACCCAATTTTGTTGAACGCTATTCGCGCATTGCGTGATTCAAACGGCGCACCAATCTTTAATCGTAACGAAGGTTTGTCGGTTGAAGGCATCGTTGGTCAATTGTTGGGCTTTGATGTTGTCGTTAACAAGTATTGCGATACACCATCACAAACAACGGCGGGTTCTGCGGCTACATCTAGCCTCTACCCAATGTACTTTGGTGATTTCACACGCGGTCACACAATCATTGACAGATTGAACATGATTATGCGCCGCTACGATCAGACGGCCCCAGGATTTATAACATTTTTCGGGGAAAAAAGATTAGCCACAAGTGTTAGGGACCCTAACGCCTTGGTGCGTTATCGTTCAACTGGTACTGCTACTTAATTGCGTTGCCATTAGCGGGGGGCGAAAATCCCCCGCTTTTTTTAAACAGGAATTCAAAATGACTATCACCGAAAAAATCTTGAACGGAATCAAACAAGCCATCACCGAAGGCGGCAAAGTAAACATCGATTTGCGTGAAGCAAGCGCAATTACTGGTTCGGGTTCGGGTGTCGGTGGTAATGTTGTTTTTGATGAAGCATTTGCGGCTTTGCGTCAAGCAAACCCTTTACGCCAAGGCTCACGCCAAATTGCGGTTAAAGGCTCTGATGCCCAATTCGTTGCCAAAACTGGTAACGCCGCAAATTCTACAAACCCTTGGGGTTACACATTTACGCCTGATAGCGGTTCGCCTAATGTGAACACTTCTATTTGGCAATTACCCGTGCGCGTATTGGTTGCACAATTGCCAATCAGAACGGCGGTGCTAAGTGATGTTAATGGACTTGATGCAACACTTGTTGAAGATTTGGCACTTGAGTTTGCACAACTTGAAGGTCAATCAATGGTGCTTAACAATGACCAAGCGGGTAGCACAACTACATCAACTGGTGCTACTAGCGGCTTGCGCGGTTTGGATAGTTACACTAGCGGGGCTAGTAGTGCTTTTGGTACTAGCGGCACGGCTATCACAAATGGTATTCATACTATCGCTACGGTTAGTAATGGCGGCACTACGGTAACTTATAACAAAGTGGTCAACATGGCTAACGCGTTGCCCCCGCAATATTGGTCACTAGATTCAACTGCTTGGCACATTAGCCCCGCAATGATTCAAACATTGCGCCAATTAAAAGATACGGCGGGTTTGCCTTTGTTCTTAGAACTAGGCGAAAAAGATGGTTGCGCGATTGGTCACATTTTTGGTTGGCCCGTTATCCCGAACGCATACCTTTCCGCAGATTTTCCAATCTACTTGGCAAATTGGAATCGCTTTTTGACAATCGGCGACACCGAACAAATGAGCATCCAAATGTTTGAACAAACTCAAGCGGGTTTTGTGACGATGTACGCAGAAAAAAGAATGGTAAGCACCGTGCGCGACCCATTTGCGGGCGTTCGTATGTCTGCCGCCTAAAGGGGGCTTGAATGTCAGTAAATAGCGATTTACTAGGTGCGCCTTACGGGGCATCTACCCGCAATCCGTTCAGTTATGTAAAAACAGAACAGATTGACCGCGATGTAGTTACGCCTTGGTTAACCTTGGATGAAATCACCAATCAAATAAATTTGTTTGAAGATGAATCCCAAGATGGTTATTTGAAAGCATTAGAACTTGCGGTTCGACAAGCCATTGAAGATTATTTAGGTCTATCTATTTTTTCAGTTACCTACCGTGTTTGGTACGGTGCTGAAAACTTAGCCGCATCGCCCGTATGCTTGGATTTGCCCGAAGTATCGCAAAACCAATATCCTGATATGGATGGCGTACAAATTGACCGCGTAGCGTATTGGAACAATGCCCAACCGCCAGTTCTTACAACTGTTTCACCTACGCAATACTATTACGATGCAAGCGGCAATAAAGTGATTATTCAATCATTGCCAACAACCATCAATAGCCAAATGACCGCGCCGATTATTTGCGATTACACAACCGCACCTAATCCGTTGCAAACATATCCCGTTATCAAGCAAGCGGGTTTGTTGTTGTTTACGCACTTGTACAACAACCGTAGCAATACAACCGATGTGCAGTTAAAAGATATTCCATTTGGCGTGGCTACATTGCTACGCCCATACAAACCATTGGTGATGTAAATGGCAATTGCACGGTTTGAACAAATTACAGTCAATAATTTGGCATTTGCTAAAAGTAGTTTTGGCGAACAAACAACCGCGCAAACTACTTGGTTTCGCACCCGTGCGCGTGTTCAATCCGTTGCCAATAGTTTAAAAATTTCGGAAAAGTACCGCCTTTATCAAGATGTTGTTAATTTCATTTTGAACTACACGCCAAATACAAGAACAATGGTTCGCAATCAAAACCTTTATTCAATCAGTTACAACGGTTACGATTGGCGTATTGATAACATCCGCGAATCTGATGATAGGATGACCGTGGTTATCTTGGCTTACAGAACTGACCCAGTTACGGCGGTGTAAATGGCAACGCAACAAAATCCAGTTCAATACGGCAAAGCAATTCAGTTTCAACTGCAAAGCATTGTTACGCCCGTACCCGTGTACGCCGCGTTTAACCGTAACTTTGCAACTGAACCTAAGTTTATTGTTTGGATGCTACGAAATGTGCATCAGGATGTTTATACAGGGTCAGTTCAATCGGTGAAGGGCATTGACCGCCCAACATTTCAGATAAGTATTTTTACGCAAGTAATAGAAGATGGTTTCACTATTTCCAATCAGATACTACAATCCTTGCATGGATATAGTGGTTTGTTTGGCGGTGCAACTAACGGTTTTCAGATTGCTAAAGCAGATGTTTTTTGGCTTTACAACACCTATGACAATGATGAAAAGTTAGCCCAAATTTTTCTTGATTGCACCCTAGATATTCCAACATAAGACAACCCTACAACTTTTGAAGGAACTTTTAAAATGGCACTACCAAACAAAATAATGGCGGGTTTTAGCGCGGCGTTGTATGCCCAATCAGGCGCAACACCTACTGCACTAACACTTGCCCAACTTTCAACCCTTGGCAATGTTTCGGGTATTGCAATTTCGGGTAATCTGATTCCAGTAGAAGCAGTACCCGCATTTGGGCAAGATGATGCCGTTGCTAGTTTTGGTGTAGCGGGTTCGCGTCAATCTGACAAAATCCCAACGCAATCAGCACCAACATCACTTAGCGTAACTGCCGCATGGAATCCTAGCGACACAATGCTTTTGCTGATGCGCGGCGATGCGTATAGCGGCGTTATTGACCGTACTTTTGTAGTTAGTGCTACCGAAGGGTCAAACATTGTTTATTACGCCTTTAACGCCCGCGTAAGCCAGTTTACGATTGATTCAAGCCCTAGTGCTGAAGCCAAATGCAATTTCACCATTCACCCCCGTGGAAATCTCTACGGTTGGTCTAACAACGCCTAAAGGAATATCATGGCACTACCAAATAAAGTTTTAGCAGGGTTTAGCGCATCGTTGTATATGCAAAGCGCGGCAACGCCTACGCCACTTACAACGGCAAACCTTTCCGTATGGACAGGACAAGTTACAACCATCGTAGGCACGGCGGCTAACGGTACTGGCGGCGCGGGTGTATTGTTGCCCGTGGAAGCCGTACCCGCCTTTGGTCAAGATGATGCGGTTGCATCTTTTGGCGTTGCGGGTTCACGCCAAAGCGACAAAATCCCAACGCAATCTGCGCCTACATCGTTAAGCATTACCGCGGCTTGGAATCCAAGCGACACCGCGTTATTGCAAATCCGTTCTGATGCTTATAGCGGTACGGTTGACCGTACTTTTGTGGTTGCCGCGGTTGATGGTGCTAATACGGTTGCGTATGCGTTCAATGGTCGCGTTTCTCAATTCACAATTGATTCAAGCCCAAGCGCAGAAGCAAAATGCAACTTTACAATTCATCCGAGGGGCAACCAATACGGTTGGTCTAATAACACATGATGACCGTAGAAGATGCCGTAGAAGTTCTAAGCACTACCTACCAATCCCTAGATGCGGTTGCACAAGGGATGGTAGTAGATGCCGAAGAACTAGAAGATGCCATTGCCGCCGCTGATGCGGATTCTGTAGAAGCGGTATGTTTAAAAGTTCTAAGTAAATACAATACATAATATGCAAACGACAATAAAAGATAGTAACGATTTGTTGAACTTTTTGGTAGCCCAATCCGATTCGCGTAAGGATTGGTTTGGGTTTACCGCACAAAAATTAACTGCAATTTCTTTAGCGCATGACATTGCCGCAAACCATGCAGATAAATTTACGCCCGATGAAATCGTAGATTATGTACATACGCTAAACAACGCGTTGTATCAAAAGATTATTAAACCGATGGGCTAATCATGCGCCTTACTTTCAAAATTGAAGGTTTGAAAGATGTGTACGCCGCATTTGAAGAATTAGCCGCGGAAATTGGCGACAAGAAAGCGCAAAGCAAAATTCTTGTACCCGCCGCACGGGAAGCAATGCAACCCGTTTTAACCCAAGCAATGTCAAATGCCCCAATGGATACTGGCGGCTTGCGCCTTTCTTTACAAGTAGAAGCACGGCGACCAACCAAGCGCGACAGGCGTTCTAAATATATTACTGATAACGATACCGTGATAGCCGCGGTAACTACCGCATCGGGTAAAAAGTTAAAAGCAATGAGTGAAGGAAAAGGCTTGTTAGCCGCCCGCCGCAAACTAGCCAAAATGGGCGTTGCCAATGCTGATAAATTTATGGGTATTCAAGGTGATGCCCGCGCAATAGCACAAGAATTTGGTACGGCTAGGAATGGTGCAAAATCATACCTA